CATCATATAGCCAGAGGTATACACCTATGTGTCCTGCAGTCGCCGCCTTTACGGTAAGTGAGACATCAATAACATCACCAACGCGTAATCGTCCGGGAAACTTCGGAGAGAGCATTAGATATTCACCGGTGGCTACAGACTTGATCAGGCAGGCATCTGTCGTACCATATCCAGATATTGCAGCAGTCGGTATTCCGCTAATACTTGCAGAGTACAGTTCACTTGCTGTTGCAAGATTAGCAAAATCAGCTACTGCAATCTTATCCTGGCTTACAGCATACGAGTCGAGTTGTGCAGTTTTGACTGCTTTTGAAACAATATCTTTTGTTGCAGTTGCCCGCGCAATAGCTGTCGCCATATTCGTGTACGCTGTTATATACACCCCGCCAGATGCTTCAAGCACACTCTGGATTGCAGCTGCTCTATAGTTGTACGTCGTGTCTTCCGGGAGATCCGCACTCTGATTTGTGAGCGGCACAACCTGAACATACGTTTCAAGTGGCGTTGCTGAGTAACCACCAGCAGCACCAGTTCGGTAGGATGTCTCATCTGCCCACGCCTGTGCATTATCCCCTACTGCATAGAAATTGGCCCCGTCCGTAGATTTCTGCACCTGGAAGCGATACTTGATGGAGCCATAGCAATCATTCCCTGGCGTGAAGCGCAGCGTGATGTTTCTCCCTGCAGCGGCCACAGCGATAGATGGGAGGTGAGGTATCCATGTTTTATAACCAGTTACATCCGGTTTCTGACTAGCACTTGTATTCCCTGTAGGATTCTCTGCAGTATATACTTTTATGGTGACAACGAAGTCATCCAGCGCAGTTCCTGCAGTGATGCTATGTGCTGTGCGTTCTGCTATAGTTTCAGGATACCCGTCAGTAGTTCGGTTAAATAGGAGAACCCCCTCCTTACTGTATATACCAGAAGCTCTCACTGTTCCATTGAGTGTCAGGGTGTATTTCTTGTCGCTTCCGTAAAAACTGGTCTCGTCCACCGAAAAGAGATATTCCAGACCTCGTTCAACAGCACGAAGATAAGAGACTGTCGGTTTTGGTGGTATCCACGTCTTGTACTGTGACAGGTCAAGCGGGATACCATCAACTGATGGTCCGTATACCGGCGATATTTGATTGTATATATTCACAGCCCGTGCGCGAATGCGCCAGTTATCGAGTGCATATGCTGTGATTCCAGTTTTTTCAGGATACCCTACGATGTCTCTGTCGAAGACATAGGTATATGTAGCGCTTGTAATATGCAGCGTTTCCCAGGAAACACCGTTATACACATCAAGATCAAAGCCGGATATATTATTCTCTAAGCCATAGTTATCCCATATAATAGTGATATCTATATAATCCTGATATGCGATTGCTTCAATAGCTGTTACAACAGCGGGTGCTTTTGTGCTGTCCCCATCTTGTATGAGTGCAATACTCTGTGCGATAGATTGTAGATTGGCAAGATTAGCCTGTATGGTTCGTGCAGCAGGTTTTGATGCCTCAACTTGCGCTGCGATTGCTGTTTGTGTTGGAGATGTAGCATAATTGTATGGCGCATACGTGCGCTGATCAATGAGATGCACACCGTCTGCAGCTTGCATAAGCGTAAGTTGTGCGCCATGCTGTGCATCTACGGTCTTACCAACAAGTATAAAATCTTCCGCCGTAACGCCTTTGACGCCAACTGCAATACGCAGACCGCGAATAATGGCATCCTTATCGATGTGGTCATCATAGAAATCTTGCAGATGTATTGCGATCGTAGCAAATGACGCGATGCTCGCATCGTATGCTGTATAATCAACCATTGAACAATCCATGACAACGGCGCGTTGCGTCTCTGTTACAGGGTCAAGTATCCAGATGTAAGCTGCAAGGTCTTTCTGTATACCGCCGGAGAGCGCATCACCATACAGCACATCATCCATTGTGATATGCAGATATGTACCAACTGTCGCTACACTAGATATTCGCGCTGAGCCAAAACCCTTTAGTAACATATCGTGTGCGATCGTGATACGCGAACCGAGCGCATAGCCATATTGTGCAGGGCCTACCTTGACGCTCGCTGTCAGTTTGCGCAGAGCCTGAACCGCAAACTGATAAGTAATCCACAGCTGGATCTGATATACATTTGTGATGTACCTGGTATTCGCTTTATATACCCTGAGTTTCCCTGCTGCTCGGTGTGCGTTATATGTAGCAGCTGATACATATGGGTTCCTGATAGTGACCGAGACCTGCTGATATTGATTGCTGGCAGCTGTAACAAACTCGATTACAGCTTCATCGTAGTCTTCATCAAATTGCCTGCTGAATGAGAATTCTGCATCCCGAGGGGTAATGAGCGCCTGACGGATCATGCCGTTTACGGGATTGTGGTAGTGGTTCAAATCACTATAGCCACCATATCGCGCATCATGCACAAGGCTGTATTTGCCATTTTTGTATACAAATGACGCACGCCCAACTGAAAGCACAGCCTGCAGCAGCTCCTGGAGCTTCATCTGCGAGTTGATTACCGCATTCACTTCACACTGATGTGCCAGATGTACAACAGATGCGTCTGTGAGCTGCACATCAACAGCTTCATCACACCACAAGTGATAGTCTGCCAGTGCATCCCAATCGAGGCCCAGATCATTATTCTGCCAGTACTCAAGCTTCGCACGACCCGTCAGCGTGCTACCATCTACTGCAATATCTTCTGTATTGCACCATATGTCGAGGAATGCTGCAACATAGAAATCTGCGGGGTTGGTTGTCGCATGCCACGCATCTGTTGCGCCAAGCAGCCAGCGGCTGCCCTGTGCACTATGCTTTAACGTAGGTAGTATGGATGTGGCTATGAGATTGATTGCATCCAAGTTGCCACTCAGGCGCTCTGTTGCCTTGATGCGAAAGCCAATCCTGCAAACTTTGCTGCACATGGATGCAGAAATTGGTGCAACGTTCGTGATCGTTCGAAGCGTATCCCATTGCCAACTGTCTAGGTAACTGTAGTTGCCATCAGGCGAAGCATCAACCTTGTTTGCGCGGCTCCGCACGATAGTGACTTCGAAGCGCGTATGCGGGCCTGTCAGATTCGTCGGGAATGTACCGCTTACCACATACCGTATCTCTTTCAGAAAACGCCCAGTCGGTACAGCTTTGACAGTCTGCGTGGTGAATTCCTGCCAGGTTAATGTGTCTGGAATTCGATAGAGCATCTTGAAGGTGACACCTTCAATGTCCTCTTCATAATTACCATTGTACTGTACAAAACCCTTTGCAGATATGGTGGCGTCTACACGCACAGCGCCGGCAGCTGTCATTCGTGGCGGCGCAGAAGCTATATAATCAACCTCTGAAACATTGTTTGGCCACACAATCTCAAGATTGACAGCTTCTTCAACAACTTTTGAGCCGTAGGTTCGTGCATCAAGTGCTACATTCTCTTGCGCGATATGTAGGATACACTCATCCTCATCTGCAAGCCAGGTGCTGGTGTTCTTGTTTGCTGTGAGGACTACGTTGCGGCAGTTCGCTTCTGTCGTGGTGATCCCGAGGTCATAATCACCAAGCCTGATGCGCTCAATAAGCAGAGGTCCATAGCCTACAACGAGCAGACCGTGCACATAGAGATCCTCGCCGTCAGTTCCAGCAGGTTCTGTCCAGTACGTGCCAATAGCCTGTGGCGTTATGAGTCGTTTACCGAGTATCACAGGCACTGTGCCGCCCGTCGCTGACTGATTCTTAGCACCAGAAATATCTGGACGTGACTCCAGTGCCGCTTTTTGCTTTGTATCTACATCACCGCCGCCATCTGGCGTGGCCGGTACGAGGCAGTCAGCAACGGAAGATGCAAGACCTGATGCTGCATTCCCGATAACGCGAAATGGTATTTCCCAGAGTGCATCAGATTCTAAAGCACTATCAATCAGCAGCTCGATAGCTTCATTGCTGACATGCTTTATACCAGATCCAATATGCTTGACTGTAGTCTTGGCGCCATCAATAACATTGTCAACGGCATCATTACCTACAGATTCATAGAACTCATATGTATTAGTCTCATGTAATATGCTGCTTGTGCAGGGTGCCCCGTTACACAACACTCGTGCAATAGCGGAAAGCCCGAGTTCTTTGCGTGCAGCTTCTATGGAGATGCCATCAGGAAAATCGTGAATAACACCGGCGTTGCTGAATATATTCTTGTAGCAAACTACTCTGACTGCCATCGATACCACCCCTCTATTCTGTCTTTCATTGTACGGAGGCCTTCTATATCTGTCAAGGCAGAAATAATAGTGCCTGTACGAGAGGATGAATGAAGGAGCATATTATTACCAAGATATACACCAACATGGGATGCGCAACCAAAGTAATTTAGGAGTGCAATATCTAGTGGCTTATAGTCTTGTACTTCCCGAAACTTACCTGCAAATATAATATGACTTGCTACTACTTCGCGTGCGCGCACCGTATCAGCATCATAGTCAAAATCCGGTAGCACCACGCCTGTTACACTTTCAATGAATAGACGTACAAGACCATAACAATCTACGCCCGCCATCGTTCGCCCGTGAGCCTTCCAGGGGATCCCAACAAACGGTATGGCCTGCGCTACATAATTACCAGCATCCGGGGAAGTCTGTGACATTAAAAGTATCCTTTGGCAGGTACCGATCAAGGGCTGTCTCAAATGTAATGTCAGCGGTGAGTACCGTGCTGTTCCATTGTGTGCTGCGCAAAGTAAACACCCAGCCAGCGAGAGTCTCGCAAAGTCCTGTCTCAAACACAAACACAGCCTGTATAACGAGTTTCGGAGCTACCAGGGAGTCGAGTGTCTTCTTCGGAATTTCCTGTGTCACTGACTGAATAGCTATCTGCGCATTTCCGACACTGCTTTCCGTCACGGTCGGTGGTGTATATTCAAAATCAAACGCTTTATATGTTATACCGTCGTGCACAATGTCCTGTGTGTTGTTCGTTATGTGCATCAGCTCGGTACTGCCATCAAACGTCCAGCTTATGCTCATGAGGACTGCAAAATATCCTGCGGTGCTTTGCGCCATCAGATTAGAAAGAGCATCGAGTGTCATAATACCTCCTCCAGAACAAACTGCACATACGTGTACTCACCGAAACGTTGTACCTCGCTATACACAGAATCCCCCGGAACAAAACGCACCTCTATCGCGGCGTTGAACGTCGGGGGAAGAGGGAACGTCGTATTCAGTGCGCCCCCGAGCAGTGATAGCTCTATAAAGGCTTCGAACAGCTCAAGCTCTGAAGGCTCACTGGGTACCAGGCGCTCACGGCGTAGCCTGAGCTGAATCGTATGCTGCTTCGGGAGTACTGAACAGCGCCTGCGCGTAACGCGAGGACCATATTCAATGGGTGAGCTAATCAGGGTGCTCGGCCGTTTGCTTGCATAACCTGAATCGAGAATCGTCTGATTTACACCTGCTGGCCATGCTACTGCCATATTACTGCCTTCCTACTGCTTTAAGATTATATCGACTGCGAAGCACATTGTCAGCTTTACCTTTTGCGATTGTAGAGACAAGTGCGCCCTCGACAACAGCTATAATGTCATAGCCTGATGATGTCTGCTTGACATCTGCAACGGTCATCTTGACGCCAACATGATCTTCCAGGATCATATTCACCTGCATACCAGAGCCACCTGTTGCAATAACGCCGAGCTGCCCGCTGGATCCGCGTCGTAATGGGAGTACAGCTTCAGGTCCTGCTTCAGCCATAACTGAATTGAATACGTCACCGCTCGCATAGGCATTGAAATATGTGGGCTGCCGGTATACACCATGTGCCAGTCCTGTTCCGCCAAACGCTCCACCGTTGGCGAATCCCTGGACCTGTGCTATCTGCCGTTCCGATATATACGCCGCACGTGCACGATCCATATAGAGAAGACCTGCTTCAAACTGCTCAATCATTGTCTGGAACTGCTTCTGGAGGTTCTCCATCATCTTGAGCGTGCTATCATCTTCCTTCTCAAGCTCCTCGCGAGAGCCCATGACACCACCTATCACAGATGTGCCAAGCCCTGCAGCCATAAGCGCAAGGCCTAAATATAGATGGCCGTGCAAAAATGCAGCCATTGCGCCCTGCAAGAAAATTGCTGGTAGTTGATTCAGGATGTTGCGCCCAACCTGTTTCCAAGTTTCCCCCAGATCCTCGAAAGCATTATCTGTACCGGCGAGGTCTCTGCCAAGCATATAGAGCGTTTCATCAAGTCCAGTGAATACCTCGTTTACTGCAAGCTCTGCAATGCTACCCAACGTTGCACCAACGATACCGATGGTGGTACCGAGCTTATCATAAGCTTTTGTGAGCCTCTCAACTTCAGTGGTCCACTGTTCAATGACTTCCGGCGAATTACCCGCATCCTGTGCAGCCTTCAAGCGATCTTGTGCATCTACAACGCGCTTCATTCGCGTATCCATGAATGTGTTAAACAGCGGTCGCCCATATTCCTGAACTGCAAAATCAGCCGCTGCGCCTGGGCTCATCATATTAGCTGCGCCGCTATCATATATCCCAAAATGGCGGTTTCGCCACATGCCAGTCCGCGTTGCCTCAGCGACAAATGCGTCGCGCTCATCCGGAGCCATTTCGCTCAGCAACGTGAAGAGTTTTTCTGTATCTGACAGCTGATTATTCAAAAGCTGCGTTGTCGTCGCAGCACGCGCGAGGGCTGCTGCATTATCCTCGATGGCTTTTGTATACCGCTCATAGTCTTTTTGTGCCGCGGCGGTGAGCTCTTGTGATTCACCATTACTTTTGAACATCTCCACCTGTGTCATAACAGCTGCACGTTTTAGCATCAGGTGCTCCATCGTACCCCGGAGCTGCATCTCCTTCGCACTGTATGCCCACGCCCCGGGCCCAGCCATGCGACTTGCCGACCTATTAGCTGCAGTATCTATAAACTTGTCCTGCTCTGCACGCAGCAATTTTTGCACATCAGCATCTGATAGCAGCTTTTTAAGATCGCTGCCATTTGCTGCTGCTAACTGCAATGCATGTACCAGAGCATTTGTTTCATTCAGTGCCTCTGTTGTGCTAGATGCATATAGCTGCATGTTCTGTGCAATGCTTAGAACACTTTCTGCGTAAGCATCAGAGTAGTTACTCAATGTTGAAAGGAGCGTGACAGCATCCCCCGTAAGCGCGAGTTGCTCACCTCCGGCACCCTGTACATCTCCGCTGAACGCTAAATCCGTAGCGATAGTACCACGTGTGTCACCGCGCTGTTTGCCGAGTGCCTTGTTTACGCGCTCCACCGTACTGACCACTCGCTCGATGCTCGAACCCTTCTCCGCCAACTTGATCAGCAGCGATATGAAGTTCCTGTCATCAATATTCTCTGTGCGCTCAAGGAGTCCGCTGAGCCCTTTCAGAGACTCTTCGATCGGATCCTCTATGGCCTCAAGGCCTTTACGCCGGGCATACAGGACCTGGTAGCTCTTGTCCACCAGCTTGAGTGCTTCATTCGTGGCATACAGCGCCTTCGCCTCGGCAACGCGCTGTTCTGCAAGATCGGGTGCCATGCCTGCCTTGTCGCCATCGGGCCGTATATCCTTATCGCGCATCTGTCTGAGCTTTATATACTCGCGATAGAATGGGACCATTTCGCGTATTTGCTCATTCTCTTCTGTGAGATTTTCAATGTACTGGTCCAGGAGATACTGTCGATCTTTACCGGGCTTATCTGTAGTTCTACCAGCACCTGTTAATAGCAGACCCTCACGCGCTTTCAGCTCTGCCTCTGCATCACGCTTAAAATCAGCTGGTAGTACATTATCTTTAGCCGCGTTTGCTTTACTTTCAAGCTTCTTCACTAATTGTGTATATATATTGAGCAACATATTATCAGAAATTGTACTGGCTCGTGTCGTCTCGGCTATCTCCGTAAGTGTTGAATGCTTACCATCTGTAACGCGGCCTTTGTATATGGTGTCTAGTAGTATAGGTTTTATCTGCTCAGCATTTAAGCCGAGGTTTTGTTGCATAAAATCTGTGAATACAGCAATACCTTCTGCGCCACTGCCTCGCATTATACTTTCATTTAATGTTTTTATCTGCTGCGCTATATCATCATCAGGTATATACTTACGCGCTTGTGCTTTCTCCAGCATTTGAAACCCAGGGTACTGCTGCTCTAGCGGTATCAGTGTGCGAAGAGATGGGTTGCTTTTAGCATTTTGTGCGAGTATACGCTCAGCTAATGCTGATTCTGTGACGAGCATGTCTAGTTGCTTAGTGCCAACTTTGTCAAAGATATGCGCTTTTGCATAGGCGGAGCCGTATTCTTGAGTTCGTACATAATCAGCAAGGACTTCTTGGCGTGTACGATCATTGCGTGATTCACGCAAGAATTCATTCGCTGGCTGCAGAACTCGTATAACCTCTGGCAATAGACTGTCGCCTATGTTCGCCATAAGCAGCTTCATTTCATTTAAGAATTTGGTCCAATTACCCTCAAACGACATGTTTGCGATATCCTGCATTAAATTATGATAACGTCCTGTCTCACTTGTAATGTCTTTGAGTAACTCGCGTACCATCTCAAAAGAAACTTCACCATTACGCGTCATATCCATGATTACATCTGTTGTTTTACCTGTTTTTTGTGCGAGAAGTTCAAATATTGGAATACCTGCATTGATGAACTGGTACATCTCCTGTGCACGCGCCTTTCCTTGACCAAACACCTGACCATAGGCTACAGCTAGGTTCTCAAGGCGCTTTGAGTCACCTAATGCAAGATTACCGAGCATCTCCATTTCTTGATTGACGAGACGCATATCTATACCATAACCAACAAGCTTTTCTGTACCCGCTGCTATTTTATCAAGAGCATAGATAGAACCAGCAGCATAATTGAGCATATCCTGGCTAACGGCTTTGCCCAGTGCCTGTGTCGCAGACTCTGTCTGGTCAGCAACATCCCAACCATGCGTTGCAAGCGATCTGAGTGTTATGTCATATTTCTGTAGCTCTGCCGCAGCTTTTACTGCGCTAATACTTAATTTTGCTAGTGCTACTGCAGTAGCTACAATACCGACTGTAGCGAGCGCAGCTGTTGACGTAATTGCAGATAATACATATGAGAGTTGTGCAACCTGTGGCGAGATCATACCAACACGGCGCATATTTGCAAGGAGATAGCTGTCTTCCTTATTGCTTAATGCTCTATATAAGCCGCCGCGCTTATTACTCGTTGGCACCGCTCTATTACTACGTTGCTCTTGTACACGCAATCTAGCTAATTCACGTTCCAACCTAGCTGCTTCAATAGCTTTTTGCTTTAGTTCCTGTGATTCACGCCGAAGTGCTGGAGCCATAGCTTTTGTCGTGCGCTCAGATTCCATTTGAATCTGTGTCATTCGCCCAAGAATAGCCATATACTGGCTAGAATCACCCTTCACAGTACCTAATTGGCTAGATAAAGAGGCCAGCTCCTTATTATACATTCCCAGTAATTTTCGATAATCATCTGTAGATAAGTGCATACGGCTCATTGCGGACCTGTATGTTTCAGAACCTTCTGTCAAACCCGTATAGACCGTATTATATATCTGGTATGCATGTGCTAGTTCATTTACCTTGCGCTGCTGACGCATGTGAGCATTAGTTAGTTTATCAGATGCTGCTGCTATTGCATTTACATCACCTGTCTGCAGCGCAGCATTATATGCTAACTGTGCTTTTTGCACACTTTGTGATGTCCTTGTTAATTTCTTGTAGCTTGCTTCCAGCTGATCTATAGATAGCTTAGACTGTTTCTCAGTAAGCAGTAGTATCCGAGCGGACTTATTTTCCTCAATATATGCAAGTGTCTGCTGTCGCTTATCTTGTACAGTTTTCTGTGCTAATTTACTCGCGTCTGCTAGTGCTATGCTATAGGCTTCATTACCATCTTTTGCGCGCTTAACAGCTGTAGATAGCTGCTCAAAACTTTGTTTTGTCATTGTCTGCTTACGCAACAGCGCAGCCTCTTTTGCTGTTAGTACATCGACCATAGCTGCTGCGTCAATGATTGCATTTTTCATTGTCTCATATGAATTGTTCAGATCAAGTACTGCGCGCTTAGTCTCTGCAGCACCTCGTTCTATAAAAACGGTTTCAAATACCGTGCTGAACACTTCCTCGGACATAGCTTGTACCTCCTGATGATACAGGCCCCGAGCCTATAAAAACAGGGTAGCCGATACGTGCTACCCTGTCAAGTTTTCATTCCTGCACCCTCTTTTAAGGTTTCAATATAACTGTTGGCAGCATTGCGTACTCTACACAATGCTAAGCGATCAATAGAGCTCATGCGCGGTGCGAAGTTTCTGGCATACACCTCAATATCATGAATCGAGAAGTCGTGTCCGCAAATCTCCCACAATAACCAGAAGTGCTTCCACACGTATGCGTACTGATCAGGCACACGAATTGGTTCTAGGCGCTTAATCGCGTCTGGAACACCACGCTCTGCAAGAACCTCAAACTCCTGTCGATGCGTATAAGTCTCCGTCTTCTTTTTCCCATCCCCTTTTGCGTTCTGCAGACTAGCTGGTCGCTCCAGTGGGTAGTCAAGAAAAAGACGCTCGTTTACAACGTCAATCAGGCTTTCGAGGTCATCATAAAAAAACGCTCGCGATCTTCAATATCCCGACGAAGCTGTAAGCGGATGACTGCATTCTTGGAGAATACCATGCGAACGTTTTCCGGAGTGAATTCCAATTCTTCGCCATTCCAGCGGGCTTCTTTCCAGCCCTTGGTTAATCTGCACAACAGATCAATATCGGTCTCCAGATCAAGCTGTGCCTGTTCTGTAGCACTACGTTTCTTCTTCAAACGAGCATTCGCCATTTCGCGAATCATATACTCTTGCGTCTTTTTTGCTTGCTCATCTTGCCATGCAGTGTATTCTGCTGAATCTGGCCCAAGCATGCAAAACTCAGTGCTTGTCTCTTCACCAGTTATAGGGTGGAGTATAGGTATCCAGATACCTTCGTTAGAGCGTGTGACGCTATCAAACGCACCAAGATCGAACACCTCTTTCTGTCCCAGTTCTTTTGCTACTGCCATAATTCCCTCCTCAGAGAATAAAAGGCCCAGGGTTATTCCTGGGCCCCTACGTTACACTATAGCACTTCCGTGCATGGTGTCAATCGTATCAGGTAATGGTGAACGTTTCTGTGCAGCGTACCGAAGCAGCATATGGTGCAGTCGCTGTGGCCCAGTACTCTACAGTGTGCACACCAGGTGCAAGGCTAGTAACAGGGACGGTGTATGCCGTCTGCGCTCCGCCATCCAACGCATACTGCATTGCATACCCTGCAGGTGCCGCTGCGTAGATCGTTCCCCACAGTTCGTCATAGCCAGACACTCCACTGTACGCGGGGTGCTCCGCAAGGGTGAAGCCATCTGCTGTGGGTGTCAAGATCGGTGCAAGGGCGCGATGTTCTGCAGCTGATGGGATAGCAATGATATCAAGTGCATCCTGGCCAAAAGCGGTGAACGGGAATGCAATAGTGACTGACTCCGGCCCATTAACGCCATCAGGAGCATCTGTGAGCTTTACTGCTGGCATTCTGAACTGATACATGTTACCATTCGGATCTTCAATGACAAAGACAATCTTGAGCGTCGTCCAGTCATTGACATAGTTCACGTACTGCTCGCTGGTAAGATACATGGAAATTGTACCAGTCACCCCAAAGCGTTCAGGCGATACACAGATTGCTTTCTCCTCAAACAGAGCATAGTCCTGCTTGAGATTATGCGTGATCTGCAGATCAATCTGTGTTGCGATAGTGACATCTTCACCAGTATTGGTAGTGATGTTGATCGCTTTGCATGTACCGACAAAGGAGTTGAACTGATCAGTCGTATGCGGAGTCTCGGGGTCGAATACCATGTTTGCAGGTATTGACGGATCTCCTGTTGTCACCATTCGCGGATTATCCATACCGAGAATGTTGAAACTACCTGTGACCTTACCATCCAATGGTATAGACAGATTGAAGCCGCCGATATAGCAGCCCTTGAAAAAGCGGTACAGCGATTTGTCAGAGAACAGCTTCATAATGGTAAAGCTGCGCGCTGTCTGCCCAAGCGTCAGCTTCCGCTGGCCATTAACAGCCGCACGCGTACCTGCTACAGTATCAGCATCCTGATATGTGGCCTCGGCATTTGGTTTCCACTCATTGTACATGAGCGCTGCTAAGAACTCATCAAATGAGCGGTAAGATAGCTCTATCGGGATATCTCCTGCGGTAGAGCTTCGGCCCTTCACTGGGGCTGCAGTTACGCGACCCTTCCTGAGCTCATTTGATGTCTGCTGTTCGATATTGCCTTTCAACGAGTCTCCAGTCGTGCGAAGATATCGCATGACGGGGTTTGCCGGCGTGCTGCCGGGCACTGCTTCGGGGACATAGGCAAGATCCCTGTTTGCGCCTATTGCTGGACAAGGCATAAGTACTCCTTCCTACCTGTTGGCCGGTAGCGCCACGCTCCCCCGAGGAGACTCTTAATTCAGTATTGTAGCACGGAACTTGACGCGAATGACAATTTGCCATCTGTTTTTGTCACGTCCGCTGTGCGCAATATATGCTTGATTACAGTATACACAGAATACACCTGTTTCACTATACTGTACACCTCGTTTGAAGTGCTCTGTAATTGGGGATGTTATATTGATGAGCCGCAACTCGTCAATACCGATCGGTGCGAACATAGATACCTGGAATACGCCATCATAGATATTGCGTGCACCTCGTCCTACGGCATGCGCCTCCGGCTCCGGTACAATCATATATGGCTTCCAGTACGTCTCATCCGCCGGGATGCGTGCTGAATCAAATATAGTGCCAGGCCAAGCGACGTGTGTATCCGGGACGGGCGGTGTCATCGCAGCAAAAATATCGTGCAGCTCATCATAGAACCACTTTCGAAGCACTATATCTGTCATTCGCTCCTCGCTTTGCTCCCAAGCTCACGTGTCTTGGTCGCTTTTTTCAAAAGCCCTTGTGATTGTACATATGATGCCGGGATACCTTTCGTCGTATGAAATGTCTGCCACACCTGTTGTACAGCATGCTCTGCATAAATACGCATACCGACTGGTGCCTGTTTCGACGAGCCGGTTTCAAGCTCTGTAATATACGGTGTTCTGTTTACAATACGCGGACGCGAATTTCTCTTTAGCCCTTTAATCACACCATCGGCATTGCTCATGGCTTCCTGGTATGCTGCATCCTGTGATATAGGCTCATCCCGCAAGTCTGTGTAACCCTGGATTGCTGCTCCGGTCACGGAGTCCGCCACATGCCAATGCCTCATGGCGTTTCCCGTATCATACGGTGTCCGTGCGGTGACCTCTGTGAAATATGCACTGGTCAGCAACTTCAAAAGTGCTGTACCGCGGCTCTGCACATATGCACGAACGCTATTATACCTAACGTTCCAGGCCACCAGTGAGTCTGCAAGCGCCGTGCTTTTCACCTGCGTAAGGGGTGACTGTACGATGCCTTGCCCAGGCGTGCCACCAGCTAGTTGGGCTACGCTTGCAATGTAGTGCTTCATGTCAGCATCAGGTATATGCTCTGTCGTGACGCTAACACGTAGCCCGCGGTTCTGCTTGAAACGATTAGACCATGTTCGGCGTGGCATAGCTACCTCGCTTGCACGTCATATATAATACTGACGGCACCTGGTTCTGTTGTGTTACAAGAGATGACCGTGAGTCGTTTCTGCTTACAGATGAGTATATCGCCTTCCACGGGTTTTGGGACCTTCGTCACGTAAAGACGCCTGTCACCTGCTGCAATGGTGATGGCTGGCATGAATGTACTCTTGTAACTTCCCTCCACAGCATCGCCCATATATTTCTTATCTACAGCGGGATCCACAAGCACTTCAACGCCGGTTACGCTGTGTGTCCAATAGGTCTGAATCTGAACTCCCACGCGCCGTGTGTTTTTTACCCATGCGGGATCTCTATATTTTTTGATCAGTGTAATGGGTGTACCCCACTCCTGTATCACATCCTCGGTGATACTCCGCAATTCCTCGTATACGTCGCTCATATCCGCACGCCTGTCGTGATAAACTCAGTGCCGCCAAGACCGACGGCGAGCTCACGGATGAGATTCTCAATCTCTGTATATATTGTTCCTGTTGGTGCATTGTCATCGTAGACAACCGCAACAGGTCCTGCTTTGACTGACTTAATTTTTCCACCACGTCCTGCGTCCTTCGCGAGTATTGTACCGCTCATAACGCGGATGGCTGCACTCGCGGTAGCTTCTTTTATCTGATATGGGAACGCTGGCTCGGGGTAATTGCGTATACCGTTTCGTGGGAATGCAAGGCCTTGCTGCGCATTTGCAATCGTACCAAGCCATATATAATTTGCTGATAACCATCGCGAGGCCTGGATAATAGCTTGCTGCTTCTTGAGGTAGATGGCTTCCTGCGTCATGGAATCACCATTAGCATCAAACAGCGACTCCCACAGGTCGCTTCGCCCCATCTCTTCGGCGTAATTATCTACATACTGTACATCGATAAAAGCATTCGCCAGGGGAAGTCCTGTACCATCTTCAACAACAAAACGCATACGTTATCCTCCTGGCAAATTACTTATTCTGTGGCTTTGGCTGCACGGGGTGCTTTCGCAGGAGCAGCTTTTAGCGCGGCTTCACGCTCAGTGATTTCTTTCTCCCACTGCGCAAGCTCTTTCTCTTTATTACTAAGCTCGGCTTCTTTTACCTGCAGTGCTTTCAGACCCTCTTTATAGTCCACGGGTTTATTGCTCTGCGGATTGATACCGTGCACTTCTTTCAAGTGCTTTGTAAGCTCGTCGTCGTATACACACTGAAACGTCTTACATACAGGGCAAATCGGATACGTTGCATTCATACAGTCTTCTCCTCAAGAAAGAACCCGCGAAGCATAGAGCCTCGCGGGTTACTAGCGTGATTACCGAGCGACCGGATGCTGGAATGCATCGATCGAGCCGGCATTTCCGGCGTCTGATGTAAACGCCAAGCTCAGCACACCAACATCTGCCGGACCGGGGATGTAGCGGAAGAGTACAGTACCTGCCGCATACGAACCGGCAGCAATCGTTTTGGTAATCGCTGCGACCTTAGTGTCACCTGCCGTTAGCGCACGATTGATCGTGAGCACAAGCGTAGTGCCCGTATCAACGGTCAGCGCCTCGTTGACAGTGACGACGATTTCTACCCCACCTTGGAGGTCGCCGAGCATCTTCTCGACAACAACTGCTGGCCCGGTGGCCGCGGCGATGGATTCCTTCTTGAAGAAGTAGTCCGGATCACTGCGCACGAGACCGTTGTGGAACCCCACATCAGAAATATTGCTGGACATTATAGTCTCCTTGTTATACTGGTATTTTATGATGCTCCCGGGTCTCCCCGGGATTAGCATCAAGCCACAACAACGTTCGCTTCGGTTCCCCGGAGGAAGTTGTAGGTATCGAGAATCTCGACACCATTCCAAGTTTGGAACCGGCGATCCACACCGTTATCGCGGTTTTCCAGCGTCAGCAGGCCGCCCTTGAGGTCCTGGAGCATTGCCTTGACACGCGGATGCATGACAAGGAGTGTGTTCTCGGGGCGTCCGCGACAAGCTTCGATGACCCCGTCGAGCATCATTGCAGTGGGGCGCTTGCCGTCAGCATCTTCGATGTTGACGATGGCTGAGACGTACCGGGGATTCGCAAGCTGCGTACCGAAGTACGTCTTCATGCGCACGCCATATACCACGCGACCAGCCGTGTCGAGATACGTTTTACCTCCGGAGAGTGCCTGAATGTCAAACGCTTTACCAGTACCAAAACCTGCCTCGTCATACAGACCAGTCACCTCGCCAGATGCAAAATGAATTGCAAGGATGGAGAAGTTCTTGCTTGCAGCCCCTCCCGCCGAGATCAGCTTGGGATCAGCTGCCGTGTGGTTGGCAATGGCGAAATTCCGGAACGTGTTGTACAGGAGTGCTTTCTCCATGTCCGCGCCGGTTGCTTTGAGGATGAGCGGGCTCTTCTTGTCGAAGTACGCGGCCGGCCCACCATAGCGCTTCGCCTTGTCTTCACCAACAGTCATGATGGCACCGAGCACGCGAAGGTCAGTGGATCTCAGTCGAGTATTCGAATCGACTTCCGGAAGGGCTTCATCGAGGTCAACGATGCTCGCGCTGTCGGCCCCAACGATCTCTTCATACACATGCTGCAGGCCATGTGTGGTGGCTTCCATCGGAAGAGCCGCGAGGAACGGGGACTCTTCCAGGAGCGCATTGACGAGACCGCTCTGCTTGGTGGCCTGTTTTACTGCGAGCTCCCTGAATGTGTTTGCAATCATCAGATTGCCTCCTTAATAGTGCACTCAGCTGAATGCAGCAGCAAACGGACTCTCGTTGGCCGCCGGATCTTCTGAGTGTGTATCATCGGAGCCTCGAGCCCCTTTGTTTGCACCGGAACCCGATGCTTTGGATACGATAAAGGCTTTACCCTCGTCTGAGGGTGCCCAAATCTTTTCAACATAGTCCTTGAACCCCATCTGCGCTTCCTTACCGTCAGCGTCGATATGACGTGCAACGACTTTTCGCTTGTCCCCATCCTCGACAAGAATGAGGGTGTCCCGCAGGTGCTTTTTCACCGCAGGGAGCTGTGCCGGGGATGCAAGCGTGATACTGGCGAGCCCTGCATTAAGCTCATTTTCAATGAGCAGCTCATTGTACCCCGATTTTTCACTTTTCAGCTGATTCAAGAGCTTCTCTTTCTCTGCGAGCCAGTTCTTTGACACTTTCTCCTGATCCTTCTGGATCTTCGAAAGCTTTTCGTTGAGCTCGGTATTTGCCTGGCTCAGCTCATCAATCTTTTCTTCATATTCCGAGATGTCCTCGGTAGCACCAGCGCGAAGCTTGTCCTGAATCTTTTTCTTCTCACTGAGAAGTTCCTTGTTCTTTTTGATCAGGCCTTCAGTCTCCGTACTTACGCAGGATGCGACGTGGTTCGTTATATCAGTAACGAATTCGCCATCATCAGCAAAAAGCTCATTGAGCTCTTCCTCCGTCCATGCGTTTGCGCCCTTAGCTTTAAGTTTTGCCTTGAGCTTGTCGAGAAAATCCATGTAACACCTCCGGTGTCATTTCGTAACAATAGCGTATACAATGGCCGCACCGCGGCCTTGTATTCAGTATTACAGCGTCCTTACGTTTTGTCAACAGTGCGCACATGCGATAATTGCGTCAGACGTGTGACGAATTTCGCAGTGCTCCGGGTTAGGCACCCCAGCAGTCTACAGAGGCTGTGGGTTCAGCTCATCTTTCAGCTTTTTGCTTTCACGTATCGCTGCAATGTATTCAGTAACCGTGCGACTCTGCTTCATAATGCCACCTGTCTTGAGAATATCAAGGAAGTCTTCAAAGGACAACAGGTTGTCTTTCACAGCGGCTACCAGCGCATTGATGTCATTCCCTTCCAAGCGGAACGGCATGTATTCGCGGTTGAATGCTACGGAGGGTTCTTCCTTCGTATTAAGCATCCACTGCGCTGCGATGCCTAGTACCCTGCTGAAAATCTGATCAAGTGCTGAGGTTAGTGTATACAGGATGGCCGTCTCTCCGGAGCTCTTGAGCCGGGCAGCCTCCGCAGTCTCATTCACGCTCTTTGTGCTGGCAGATGCGCCAATGCGTGCGCCCATCGATGCAGCTTCAGCAAGGACAGCATCGCGTTCCTTGCGTATTTCCGTAATTGATTGCCCGTTAAGCTCAAGATACGACGCGTGCGCCCCCTCACTTGGTGTTGCGATACCCTGACGTGAACCCAACAAGACCTCTTTACCTTTCTCAAAATTAAAACCGCAAAAGATGGGTGTCGGGTGTGCGCAGTGAAACAGCGCTGAAGAAATCGCCACACACTTTCGGTAATGTTCAATATTAAGGTCTGCGACATCAGAAAGCGGCGCTTTTTGAATGTGTACTTGGTCATACTGCGGACCAGTAAATTGGAATGGCAGCCGATCCAAGGGTCTCCCATCAGCAAGTCGCGGGATAACGGAGCTCTCAATCATCCCGGGGTGTCTCATGCCGCTGCCACGTTTACGAATGTCATTATGCTGTGTCCCCTCGTGCTGTTCGACAAAGAGCGTGTTGCGATACACGTACTGCTGCATCTTCGGACTGTATTCAAGCTTGAGCTCCCTGATAACGCTCCGCGTCGGCTCTACAAACAGGTCCTTATCCATAATGTTGTCGAGCGTTTCATCAATCAGTACTCGTGTCAGCACGCGCACATTATCGATGACAGTGAACTCCCAGTTGTATATCTGCTCTGCAACGTAATATTTCAGGAAGGGTCTTATATCTTTCTCGATGAGCTCCAGTTGCGTATACTGTGTGCCTTCTGGCACGTCAGGATAGTCCACCAAGATGCCGCCGCGACCTATGGTGAGTGCTTCCATTGCAACGTTCTTGGCGAATTCCTCGATCGGTGTGCCTGCCATATCCACATTACGCAGAAGCGTATCTGCTCCGCCGAGCTTGATAACTGGATCCCGATAGAACAAGAATCCTGACAGCACACTCGCTGTCCGCGCTACCAAGTTCAAAAAGCGCGTATCATAAATAGCGAAAGCATACTGCTCATGATCCTGCCCGGGAGGGCACAGGATGAATGTCTGGATATTTGGTGCACCCTTCGTGTACTGCACGTCCCACGTTTTCACCGCGTCCTCGCCGGCCATAAGGATGCGCATCTTTTTCCAGCGCCAGCTCATAGCCTTGTAATCGCGATGTTCCATGCGCAGACTCTGCATGTCTACACGTTCGCCTATCTTGTATTCCAACATAGTATGCTCCTTCACGCCTTGAATAATTCAAGCAGTATGTTCATCATGATGCATAGAACTCCCGTAAACAGGCACGCAAAGCCTCACGATGCACCTACCGCAACCAAACTGGCTGTCTTCTTCATGATATAAGGACTGACGCCATAACGCAAGGCATCCATCGCGTGATCCCCTGTCTTGATCGGCTCAGTCGTTGGATTGCCTTCATCATCTTTAATATATTCATACGTCTCGAGTTCCGTGATGACATCCACGGCGTCTTCACAGACGAGCATCTCCACATCCTGCAGCCAGTCAATGCCGGCGCGGCGTGCATCCTCTCCGAGGAGTCCTGAAAGCGCAAGAATAGTATCCGTATACTCATTTAGTGATTCCTGGAGCTCTACAATACTTTTTGGTTCATGCCCGTCCGCGTAGCACATGAGTGTCTGC